ACAATTGAGTAAGACTTACTTGAACGGCTGCCACCCTCATTGCAGATAATAGGCCATCCCGCATCCATTGCGGCTTTGTTTGCCCAAAAAACAGGTGTAGTCTTTACCGTTATGTTATTCAATGGTTTTGTTTGTTGCGTCTGGTGCGGCAAAATTGATAACCGTACCGACCGATCCGCTTAGTTCAATCTTAGTAACATCATCCTCCAGAATCTTGTTAACCGCGTCAATGGCTTTCGGGTTGCCGTCCTTTGCGTTTTGTATCAATGCCCTCAAATAGGCTTTAAATGACTCTTTAGGCGTCCCGTCATCCTCGATAAGCTCTTTTATCAACTCTTGTGTCAATAGGCGTTTTTTGCGTATCTCTTGCCATCCTAGGGACTTTCTTTCAGGGGATGGCTGGTTGGTAGCGGATAATCGTACCCCCTCCGTTCCTGTGAACGGTTTGCGAGGTCGTTTAGTGCTCGTTTTTTCTTGTCCTGCCATACTGCTAAATTAGTGTATTTTCAAGAACAGACAAAAATTGTTAGTGGCGGTATTTTTCAACGGTAATATTTTAAAGTAAAAATGAGCGCAAGCGAAACCCCTTTTTTCCTTTAGTTTTTATTTAGTTTTATTTAATGCTATTACCTAGTTCTAACCACCTTAGTAACCTAGTTATAACCTAGTTATTAATATACTCATATTGACGGGTATATGTATTATAAAAATATTCAACGCATCCAATTTTCCCCAACCATGAATATCTCACTTTTTGGATATGAATTTGCACATTTCCTGTCTCAAAATCGCGATAAACTGTCAATCCGTTATCCGTTTTATTGTTAAAATGTGCGCTCCCTGAAATGGAATACATGGTGGGTATTTCATACTTTTTTTGGCCTACTGGCTTTTGAAGTTTTGCGGGGTGAGCAATCAAAATAATGTGGATTCCCAATTTCATGGCCGCGTGTTTTAGCTTGGTAAGGCACTCGGAAATATAAAGCGTTTCAGGTACCCCGTTTGGTATTTTATGCTCAATGTAGTTCCATGGGTCAATCAAAAGTCCGTTTATGCCCTTTCTTGCCACTAATTCGGCCGTTTTAGCCAATATCCCGTCCAGTGTGATATCTGTATTGCTTGTGTTAATAAAGGCAAAATTTGAGCCTATAAATGACAAAATCATATTCATGTCACTTGGTGCTAGTCTGTTGGACGGATCGCGCCTAAAGTCAAAGGCTTTGCCGCCTACTTTCTCAGCTATCTTGGTGGCGTGTAGCGCGGCGGGTACATTCTCAAAAGAACAAACGGCCCACTTCCACCCAGACTTGACGGCGGTGTGTGCTATCATGTTGTCAACCCATTCAGACTTACCATGTCCAGGCGCACCCGTTACGGTTGTAAATTGCCCCGGCATAAGTTGTAGGTACTCGTCAAACCCGTCAATCCCTGTCTTGGTTCCTTGTGGATAACCGTTCTCGTAAAAGTTCATCACATCGGCGGCAAGGTCATCATGGTTCACAACGCCGTCAATTGGTAGTTCCCGCGCCGATTCAACCAAGTGTGCTAACGCTGCTTTGCCGTGAAGTTTTAACACATCGTTTGCATCTTTGCAGCCATCTGGGTAAAGTATCTCAAAACATCGGTCTTTACCAAAGCGGCGGGAAAGCTCATCTTTTAGCGCTCTACCTACCTTGTCATTATCCGTGGCAATGATAATTTTGCGCATATTAACAAAATACTCATAGCAGTTATCAAGGTACTGTAGGCGCATATTGCCTTTTGGTGTTGTGCCATTCGGTACGCTCACTACATTATAAACTCCTGATTCGTACATGGATAGAGCGTCTATCTCACCTTCTACTATAATACAAGTATCTTCATCCTTTAGAGCGTCAATGTTGTAGAATATTAGTTCGCTTGCTTTGTTAAGCCTAAAGTCTTTTTGCGCGCCACGGTACTTGATATTGACTAATTGATCATTGCGGTAATAGTTAAAGCATAAAACGGGTATTTCAGCTTGTGCCTTTGGCATCCATTCAACGGATTGCGTTATATTGAACCTTAGCAGCGTGTTGTTAGATATTCCCCTATCCTCAAACCACTTGATAAACTTAGGTTCTAGTTTCTCTAATCGCGGTTGTGGTGGTACTGGCGGCGCGCCGTCTTTCTCTAGTTCGTAGTTGTAATGGCTTGCAACAAATTCAACGGCTTCGTAGAATGTGCAATGGTTCATCTTGATAACTAGGTCAAACACATCCCCGGAGTAACCGCACCCAAAGCACTTACCAAATGTGTCATTGTTTGCGGGTACGGTAAAAGATGCAGTTTTTTCGTTGTGCAATGGGCATTTAGCAGTGTAGTTGGTTCCCATGCGTTTTACCGTAGAAAACATTGCCAAGACTTCACTCATCTTGGCAATGTCTTTTAGTCCATTGATACTATCTTGGCTTATCATAAAACTACCTCCGGTTTTGTTTTGGTTGTATCTTTTTTGTACCGTGCAATCATTCCTTTTTTGCCGCCCTCAGATAGTTTCAGCTTAATTTCCTTGTACTGTTCCATTGAGCGTATAAGGCGTTGGGAAAAGAAATTGCATTGATCAACCGTGAATAGCCCGTAGTTGTTTATAACCGTTTCAATCTTTTCCTTGCTGATGTTCAAGCTGAATGCAATATCGTCAATCGCGTCAATAGGTAGTTTGTTTTCGGGCGCATCGCGTAGCATTTCGATAAGGCACCAATACAAGCCGTAACCTTCCAGCCCTAGTTGACGGCGTAGCTTTATTATTTTAACATCATTTCGGGCGTTACTGTCGTGTGAGAAGTAGTAAGATTGTTTTTCCATAGTGCTGCTATTGTTTTTTAAATTGTAAGCAAAGAATAGTTGTTTTGTTTTCCCTAACATCTGCGTAAGCAATTATGTACTTTTTGACCCTAAATTTAACGATGGTTTTTGGTTTGCAATAAATTTCTGATTCTACGCAAACCTGACTTTCATCCCCTGTAAAAACGTATTCGTAAATCATAAAATAAAGAAGCCCGCATCAGGGAAGTTGATACGGGCATAGTTTAACGAGTGGTTAAACAATTAATTCAGATATAGCTTCCCTTCAATATCTGAACCGTCACAAAGTTACGAAATTAAACTGTCATACAGCACAAAAAACTGCTCAGGCGTGCTGATGAACTCATATATCCCGCCTGCTTTACGCTCGCGTTCTTGCTCGGCTATTTGGTAGGGTGAAGCGCGGTCTTTGCCAATTTTAATTTCAATCATAACTGAGCGGCCTTTAATAGTTGCAGATATATCTGCCGTCCCTTTGCGCGTTGAACCTGGAATCCATTTCTTTGTGGTTAGTATTGCCCCGCTTGGTTGTTTCTCTAGTCCGTCAATCAATCTGCCTGTACTGTTTATCCTTGTTGCTCGGTGTTCATGCCACATAAGGAAGTTACAAATAAACTTGGTTAAGCCGTTGGCCGTGTTGACTTTTGGGTACGGCGGCGGCGCATAGTGTCCGTCTTTCCATGCCTGCGGGTATGTGCGCTCAAAGTTGCATTTGTGGGCGGCGTTGTAGCGTTCTTTGGGTGTCATAGTAGTGTCAGTTGTTTTTTGGATTCAACACGCGGCTTAATAGATTTCAGGTTTGCTATTGCCTGTTTAAAGTAGCTATCTTTTAATTCTATTCCTATTGCTTTTCTACCCATAGAAACAGGGCTAAACACCTCACTACCTACGCCCATAAAAGGTGTTAAAACTACTTCGCCTACATTAGAATACAATTCAACAATCCTATCAATAACATCCAATTGCAGCGGGTGTACGTGCTTCTCATCGTCGTCCTCTCTAGCGTCCTGAAATTCCAAAACATTATCAATGCGAATGTCATCCCAAACACTAGACGCGTAACGCTGCCAAATGTAGTGACTTAATTTATTGCTTTTTGGATCTTCATGGTCAATAAATTTTTCATTCAAATGATTCCACAATTCCTCCGCATTCAAATTTGTTTCATTTGCATTGTTCCAAGCATTTAAAATGTTTGGCAAAATAGGTGTTTCCCCTGCATAATGGTTCAGTCCACACGTATGCGTTACTGGTACTTTGTTTTCGCCTTTCTTAGTAAATATAAGAACATAGTCAGGCATAGCGGTAAAGCATTTTGTTGAATCCTCTACTATAAATTTATGCATAAGACTTTGCACCATTGTACGCATACGTACCTTTAACGGCTCTTTCCAAATGGTAATACGGTTGCGATATTCAAAGCCGTGTTTCTCATGTAGTTTAATAACTTCATGTGGGAAGTCCCAAAGCCTGCAAGTATTATCAAACACATCGGTACAATGTACGGCTGAAATTCTACCTGGTTTTGTAACGCGTGCCATTTCTTTAATCAAGTAATCGTATTGCTCTAAAAACTGTTCTTTGCTTTCACAATTGCTAAAGTCATTCTCAGAACTTGAATAATTGTAAAGCCCAGCA